TTCACATCAATAAGAGGTTTGGGGAATGTATATCCTTGTGTAGCAAAACGACTTCCACGTCCTGCCATAGGAATCAACACGTTCATAGTTTTACTCTCCCAAGAAACTTTTTTCTTTTTACCATTAAGGATTCTTTTTATTCTATCTACCTTAGATTGATTAAGGTCTTTCCTATCCTCTATAGGAACTAAATGACACTTACTATCCAATGCACCCTGACGCCCTATATGACTGTCCTCAAGGATTACAGTGTCATCTGGCAATGCACCAAGAGTCATCATACATTTCCAGTACATAGATGGAAATGGTTTGTTTCTAACTACATCTTCATTAGAAATATATACGTCAACAAACTCAAGAAGTCCTAGACGTAATAGAATAATCTTTACAGTGTTACGAATACTATTTGATGCAACTGCAATTTTATATCCAGCATCCACAAGTTGTTGGAAGTATCCCATCAACTCATAATCTTTTGCAACACACTCACTAAAAATCTTAAGTGTATTTGCCTGTTTATCTTTCCATATCTGATCGTACCTATCAGTAGGTAAACCTTTATTTTCTGTAAGGAGTTTTAACTTAGCTGTTGTAGGAAGACCATCGTATTGTGTAACGTGTTCCTCTCTAGTGATTGCATACTCCTTACCTAAAGCCTGATTCAAGGCTTCGTAATGATAATCCTTACTATCAATCAAGACCCCATCGAGGTCAAATATAACAAGTTTTGTCACATGTCCCTCCAAAGACGATAACCAAAATCATTCTTAGTAATTGGCAGTTTATGATGTTTCTGTGCATTCCACCCTATCAAAGTCTCAGGATTAATTGCTGCTCCTTCTTCAATAATAGTTGATAGGTTACTACAGACGTTGAGATATTTATCCATCAAATCTGAGCGACCAAATGCAAAGTGATCATTGATTCCATAATCAGTATGTGCATACTCACTGAATACATTAACAGTATCCAAATCATAATCATTCAAATTACCAATATCATTATAGAAAAATTCATCTGTTCTTAATCTTACTACACAATCATACTTAAATCCATTCTCTTCTTCATACTTCTTCTTAAGATTATTAGCCTCTTCAAGACTATAGAACATTGAGATTATATTATTAACAGGATGAGGAAATCTAGGATCAGGAACCCAATCACTTTCAAATTCTTTTGGTTCCTCAAATTCTAGAGCTTTAGGTTTCCAATTCTCTTCCATAAAAGGAATCAATTCAGCATCCCATCTACCCCTATCCTTATATTGATCCCAGAAATATGCACCTACCCAACTCTTATCATACCAAACATGAGCAAAGACATCTACATCCCATCCTTCCTGATAGAAATTCTTAACATGATTTTCATGACACTCTCTAAGGTGTCTTGGTTGTCCTGAATATATCAGTGCGAGTTTAGACATGATAGTTACTATTATCTTTGGCCATGTGTACAATCTTTGGTTGGAAATCACAATGTTCCGCAAAGATTTCTGGGAATGCATACTCAGGCCCAACAGTATGAACCTTATCTTTATTCTCAGAGTAGAAACAATTTAGATGACTCTCATCATGCCATACAGCAATGACATTATTCTTTTCATCTTCTGTAGTACGTTTATTAAGTTCCTTTATTAAATCAAATACCTCTGGTACTTTTCCACCCCATAAACATCCTTGCCAATATATGGAGTAATCATAGTCCTCAGATATACAAGCACGTGATAATGGATTATTTTCAAATGCTCCAGGCGGTTGATTATGTGGAGGGAACTGTAAGAAATGACATGGATGATGAACACCAATGTATGGTTTACCTTCATCAAATAAATCTTCTGGATCTACACTATCAACAACTGCCATATCTGCATCAAGAAATACCAACCAATCACAATCCTTTATATCCTCCTGTACCTTTTCTAATATCTTAAATCGATATAATGTTATGTAAGGCCAATCAAGATGTTCTTGATGATATACAATAGAATTATCTGGTGATTCTGGTACGTCACCATCTGTAAAAATTAAATACTTTTTCTCCACATCAGGTAGAAAAAATTCTTCACACCTTTCATACCAAGTGGGAAGAAAGTTTAGATACTTATCAGTCCCAATAAAAACAACAGCAACTTTCATTAGATTACAGTCCAACCGTCACAAATTAAATCCTTAGTTTCAAGATGTGCATTATTAGGCCCAAACCATTTAGTTGGAGCAACAACATCTCTACTATTCGATAACCATGCACCCCACCATGAGAATGATGAGTTTGCAATGATATGACTCTTACACAAAGACATCAAACACATATCAGTGTAATGATTATTACCTTCAGATACAAGGAATCTATTATCATCCTTGAATAGTTCCTGTTGTTTACACCAATCAGGATCATCACTGAATATTATAACATTACGACCTTTAAAATGATCTAAACCTTTTGCATAGTAATCAAGGCCTAGGTTATTATGATTTGCATGATTTGTCAAGTAATCCCCTCTTCTAATGTGAAGAGATACAGGATTCTCAACAGTGTTTATCATATCTTTACATGGTTCTAATACCTCTGGTCTAAAGGTAAACATGTCACGAATAGTATTTTCTATGTGTAGAAAATATTTTTCAGATTGAAAAAACCCCTGAAGATTTACCCAGTCTGGACAATTATTAAAAAGTTTTTCATCAAAATGATATGTCCCTTCTTCTACAGTTGGTCTATCCTTATCAATCAACTGAATATTTAATGGATCAACTCCTTGTAATGTAAATGCATTATGAACATCTATACGTAACTTATTACCTAAAGCATCAGTGAATACATTTTGATGAATTGGAAAACAATAATTATATTCATTGTTGGCAGCAATCCCTCTCAGAGAAGCAACTTGGAACATTTGGTTTCCCAACTGTCCCAGTTGCCCTAACATATTAAAACCAATCATTAAACAACCTCAAGAACCTGTTCGTGTAGTATTTGTTTTTCATCAAGTTGAGTTTGATAAACTTGATCCGATATCCAATTATATGTAAGAGACATACCTTCCTCTAAACTATATTGATAGTCCCACTTAAGTTTCTCTCTAATCATATCATTCTGTGAATTGCGTCCACGTACTCCTAAAGGCCCATCAATATGATTAATTTTTATTTCCTTATCAGCAACCTTTGCAGCAACACGAATAAGTTCATTAATAGTAACCATTTCTTCTGAACCAATATTAATTACTTCTTCACAACTAGAATTCATTAACCTACGTGTAGCTTCCAAACAATCATCTATATACAAGAACGATCTAGTTTGTTCACCGTCACCCCAGCAGTCAATTGTTTCACCAGATGCGACGGACGCAACCTTTCTACACATAGCTGCAGGTGCCTTTTCCTTTCCACCATCCCATGTTCCTTCGGGCCCATAGATATTGTGATAGCGGGCAACCCTAACAGGAATGTCATGATTACGACTGTAAGCCAAGTATAATCTTTCGGAGAATAATTTTTCCCATCCATAATCTGAGTCGGGGTTTGCAGGGTAAGCATCTTCTTCTTTCAAGCCAGGATTGTCAACATCCTCTTGAATGTGTGATGGATATGCACAAGCAGAAGATGAATAGAATACTTTAGGAGTACTTCTATTCTCTCTTTGTGCTTTGACTATTGCATCTAATAAATTTAAATTAATAGTTGCAGAGTTATGCATAATATCTGCATCATTCTCTCCAGTAAAAATATATCCAGCACCACCCATGTCGGCAGCGAACTGATAGATTTCATCAAAAGATTCTATCATCTTATATGGAATAGAATTAAAAAAGTTACCTTGCCACCCTTTCCATTCTACTACTCGATTAACAAAACTCTTATCTCTTAGATCACCAATAACAAACTCATCAGCTTGGTGACGACTAAACTCAGGATGTTTTAAATCAACACCACGTACCCAGTAACCTTCATCCTTAAGTCTCTTGACCATATGGCTTCCGATGAAACCACCAGCACCAAGAACTAGTGCCTTTTTCTCAGGATAATTACTCATAGGATATCAAATCAGATTTCAATATATTTATTATAACATGAAAGGGGTGGAATTACCACCCCCATGAATCAAAGAAGATCATCTATGTTTTCTTTTTGTGCAAGATGTGCAATTATCTTATCCACTCTTGGATCAGCACCACCACCTCCACTAGAAATAGAATCTAATAATTTCTGGACATCATTCTCAAGAGCTTTGAGTCTATCATCAACCTTCTTTTGAGTAGCACCAGTAGGTACTGGATGTGTATCCTTCTCTAATGCTTGGAGTCTTGCTTCAACTTCAACATCATACTTAGACATTGAAGCACCACTTGCAGACTTTCCTGCTTTGCCTGTACTTTTATAAGCCATAATTTTAATTTAACTAATTTATATATTAAATTAGATTCCCTCCTTTTCTAAATCTTCTTTTATTAAATCAACAACCAGTTCATATGTATCATATGGGTCTTCAAAAAATTCAACATCTTGATCTCTATAGTATCTTAAAATTTTTTTATATAGTTTTGGATTTTTGTAATCTAGTGCAACAGTACCATCTACAGTTTGAGTTAATACATCTACGTTCTTCTTGAACTTAGAAAGTAATGACATTTTTCTAGCACACCTATGTGCAAATTAATTATCGAAGTCATTATACAGTAACCAGTAATCATCTGTCAACGGTTCTGGTTCTGGTTCTTTACTTTCCTTTACCTCTTCATTCTCAGAAAGTTCTTTTTCCATCATAGTTAATTAGATCCACGTTATTTAGATTGTCAACTTACTACTGGTTCTCTAAGAGCCTCCATTTTGATGAACTGTTCATTCATATTATAGAATAACTTATAATTCTCTGTCGTAAGATAATACCCCTTTATATCATTACCATCACAATGCCAACCATAAGCACTAAGACGTTCATCAACACCATCAATACGTAATTTTTTTCTACCATTAAGGTAATCATGGTATCTTTCGTCTAAATTAATCATGGTTCTTGGTGAAGATGTGTTGGTACTCTAACATAATTATGTTCTATTATCTATATTCTTTATACTCTCTTTAGAGTTCCTTCACCTTTCTTCAAAATCAATTTTACGAATTTTTCTCTGTCTTCTAGACTCCTGCCATTCAATATCAGACTTTCTCAAACCTTTTTGAGTATCTTTACCATGAACACGCATCTTAACTATTATAGTTTGTGACAAATCAACTGCTGTGATTTTATCCCCAACAATCGATGTCATGTTAGGACAACCACAGCATTGTGACTTACCATTATCACTGCTTAATTCTTTACCGCAGCTCTTACACCGTACTACAAACATTGGCCCAATCCTCTTCAAATAATTGCATTCCTTTTTCTGTTAGAATATGATTGTACATCTTATCAAAGATTGTTGGTGGAATCGTACATATATGGGCACCATATTCAAATGCCCTACCAACCTGTCTTACACCTCTAATAGATGCAGCAAGTATTTCTGTTTCAAATACATTCTGTTTAGTAAAGATACTTGCAATCTCTTTTACTAAACACAATCCACCAAATGAATTGTCATCTACTCTACCTACAAATGGTGAAACATACTTAGCACCTGCCTTTGCTGCAAGTATTGCCTGTGATGCTGAGAATATAAGAGTTACATTTACTCTAATCAATTCTCTTGATAACTGTCTACATGCAAACAATCCATCTGGAGTACAAGGTACTTTAATGGTTGCACACTTACCAAATATTTTAGCAAGTCTTCTACCTTCTACAACCATCTCAGGGCCATCCCCCATAACCTCCATACTAATATCATCATAACCTATGTTTCTTAACTCAGAATAAACATCCTCTGGGTTCCTACCACTCTTCATAATCAGAGTTGGATTGGTAGTTACACCATCAATTAAACCAGTTAAGTATCCATCATGAAGTAACTTAGTATCAGCGGTGTCTAGAAAAAGCTTCATAGTCTTGAATGAATCATCCATAATTCTCATCTTATATATCAATGGGGTAATAATCTTTCTTCATATACCGTCCAAGTATGTTGGAATTATAATATGAAGGCGTGCCATCGGCAAGTGATTCTGTCAGTACATCATGAAGAAACAATTGTCTGGTCTCTTCGTAGTTTACTTTGCCAAGGGTGGTGTGGAGGGATATGATTTCTCTTCTAAAGTTCTCTTTGCCCAATCGTTTAACATCGGATTTAAGTTCTTCAGAACTTCCGTAGTACTTTTTCCAGTCACTCTCACTCGTAACTCTGCGTTTCCCACCTCTAGGCTTTCTACGCTGGGTAAAATATTTTCTTCCGATATATTTTTTCCCCGATTGCAGATTTGTAATACAGTAGACGTAACCGAAGAAGTCGCCAATATCGTCAGAAGTAAAAGTTGAACCTTGGTATAGCCAGGGGTTTTCATAATCTCCTTCACTAATCGATTCCATTTCATAATTTTTATGTCGCTGTCCTATTTATTCTATGAGATAATCATCGACTATAACATAATCCAATATCTTAACAGCATCAGATATTGTAGATAGTATAGGTTTACCTCTTGTGTTAAATGAAGTATTCAATAAAACATTTGTATCAGAAATCTTACCAAACTCAGTAAGTAAATCATAGAAATGTGAATGAGATTCTTCCGTCACAGTCTGAAGTCTTGCAGTGCCATCTACATGTGTAATGGATGGAAGAGTATCTACTTTAACCTTGACGGCAAAACTCATGTACTCCATGTTCTCAAAGTCCCTAGACTCAAAGTACTTGTGTGCATCTTCCTTCTTACAGAAAGGTGCAAAAGGTCTATATGATTCCCTATGTTTAACTTTAGAGTTTAATATATCCTTCATCTCAGGGATACTAGGATCACATACTATAGAACGATTACCTAATGCACGAGGCCCAACTTCAGAATCCCCATAGATTAGTCCTATTATTTTACCATCCTTAAGTAATCTAGCAATATCCTTCTTAGTAACCTTCTTAGTATTATAATTCTTTAACTTATCTCTATCAAGTAATGGTAGTCCATTATATGTAACATTCACTCTTTCCTTTGGTTTCTGATAACAGAACATATGTCCTAATGATAACCCACCATCATGAGGATTTGGTGGAACATATACTTCTCTCTTATACCTATCCTTTATCTTCTCATTAATAATAACATTCAATGCACATCCACCAGTAACTACCAATGGTATCTTAGTATTATGTTTATCTAATTCTTTAAATAATATATTCTCAAGAGTTTTTTGTATTGTTGCTGCAAAATTCTCACCACCAGTTCCTTGATAATAATTGTCACCTTCTATCATCTCTGCAATCTTTCCATCTCTTGTAATAAAGAACTGACGAAGATGTGGTAACATTTCTTCCTTTACAGTTCCATATCCAGCAAGTCCCATTAACTTACCAGGATAAGATCTTCTAGTTTTACTTCTCTCTGTAATCTGTTTAATTAAAGATGCACTTCTCCAATAACCTACTCCCATATTGATTGGAATCTTATCCAACAAAGTAATACCATTAGAATCTCCCGAATAGAAATTAAAATATTCTTTCTCACCACCACCATCATAAGATAATATTAATGCTTCTTTATATGGTGACTGATAAAAGGCAGAGTATGCGTGTGTGTAATGATGATTAGTAAGTGTTAGATACTTATCAGACTTAAAAACATTTTCAATTAATGACTTAGGTTTCTTCCACTGACTATTGATTAACACACATTCATAATCATTCTCTATACCCCAGAATTTCGTGGCAATATCTTGACACTCCTTAAGTATGCCATCAATGTTAACTGAATCATCACTATAAAGATTGGCATATCTTTCCTTTACAAGTCTTTCAATCTCAATGATATGATACTGACCATTAAAGAATGTAATATTGGCATCATGTCCACCAAATATACTAACTATGTTTTTCATGTACTAACTTATTAATATATTCAGTTATATTCTCATCGCCAAGTCCATCAAGTATTTTTTGATACATATCAAAATCTAATGTTACATCACTTCCAACCATAAATCCAAAACTAAACCTATCACACTCACTACCAACACAATGCCAAAAATAAGGTGCTGATTTTGGTATTGTAAATTGTCTTATAGTTATACCTTTATCATCATAGTCAGTAACGATTTCATTTTTTTCATTATCATAGTATCTAAAAAATGATTTCTTATCCTCACTAGCCCAAGTAATATAAAATCTTTCACCTGGAGTTCCACAGTTAGTATGCCATCCCATGTATCCAGTGGGTGGATAATAAAAACTACCTCTCAATGTAATGGGTTGATATTTTTTTCCCAATACCTTCTTAATTCCATTAAACCAAGGTTCCAATCCTAATTCTTCTTCATCAGCTTTAAATAAATTTTTACTGTTATTAGCATCTAATGGTTCTTCTTTATTATAAAGTTCTAAAAAGACATCTTCATTTATTTTATCTTTCCATTCAGGTACTTCTACAACTCTTTTAAAATGATCATTCTGATACCATGCAAATTCTCTAACATGTTTACAACATGGTACAAGATACTTAAGAATATTTTCAACCTCCACATCACTGAGTGGATTTTTAATATATCTCATAATAAATTATTTAAATATTATCCCAGTTCTAAAATTATTATACAACCTCCTACACCAGATGTTGGGCCATTCTCAGTTCCATATCTACCATATCCATTAGAACCATAAGCACCCCAGAAAGGAGAATATTGATTTTTATTACCAGTTCTTCCAGTACCACCAGCTTTTCCTGGTATGTCACCACTTCCAGCTGATCCACCACCAGCATTTCCACTATTACCAGCATTTCCGCCTCCTCCACCACCACCTGCGGTGCTGCCACCAAAGGTAGTATTTCCACCTCCACCAGCTTGTCCACCACCGCCACCGACAGAATATGAATAACCAGAAGATCCATTAGGAGTAGCAACTTTAAACTTCACTCCACCAGTTCCACCAGCACCACCAGCACCATAAGTACTTGGATCGTCATCATCATGATATGCACCTGAAGTTCCTCCTCCTCCACCACCACCAACAAAGGCAGCTACCATAATCTTACACCAAGATTGAGTAGTATGTGTTCCAGATCCTGATGTTTTAATAGTAACTTTACTATTACCCGTTAAAGCAGATGTTATGAATCCAGCACCATTAGTAAGTTGATTAGTGTTAGTAATATAATTAGCGTTTGTTGCTCCAGTGAAACCAAGATTACCTAAAGTTAAATTTCTGGTTCCTACTGTTGCATTACAATCAGTAACATGACCCGAACTATCTGTTGTTACATTAATATCAAGATCATCAATAACTGTTGCTCCACTTAAATGACCTGTATCAATACTAAAGTCATCACCATTATAAGATGGGTGTGTATAGTTATTAGCTGAACTTGCAATACCATTTAACTTAGAATGATCAGCATCCGTAAACACATTACTATCAGAAGCACTATTAACAAGTGATCTAATTTCTGATGCTGACTGATCTGCTGTGGCATTGCTCTCTATTGTATCTAATTTTGTACCATCAGATGCTACATCTCTTCCATCTACAGTTCCACCAACTGTTATATTATTAGTTACACTTAATGAACCTAATGTTCCAATAGAAGTAAGACTAGATGTAAGAACACTACTTGCAAGAGTATTACCTTGTAAAGTACCTGCATTAGCAGCAGCCACAGTTTCCCAAGTTAACCCACCTGCATTACCAGACCTTTTACATAAAAACTGACCATTAGTTCCAGCATTACTAATATGTAATTCAGGTTCACCAACAGCTTCATTTGCCATGCAAGCTTTATCTACTGCATTATCGTCTATCGTTGCACTTAATGCAACATTACCATTACCATTAAATGATATTGCATTTGCAGTTATATCTCCACTAATACTAAAGTCTCTTGCGGTTGCTAAAACTGTTGCAGTAGCAGCATTACCTGATGTATTTTGATTACCAGCCTGATTAACACCTGGTAAATTTATTGCAGCAGACCCATCAAAAGATACACCACCAATATTTCTTGCAGTTGCAAGTTTAGTTGCAGTAGCAGCATTACCTGATGTATTTTGATTACCAGCCTGATTAACACCTGGAAGATTTATTGCAGCACTTCCATTAAATGATACTCCACCAATAGTTCTTGCAGTTTGAAGAACTGTTGCAGTACCTGCATTACCAGATATATTACCTGTCACATCACCAGTAAGATCACCT